CCCCCTCCCCCCCCCAAGTAAAACCCACCCCCCATGTTTTATTTTTTTTTTTTTTTTTTTTTTTTTCTCTTTTCTTTTTTTTTTTTTTTTTTTTTTTTTTTTTTTTTTTTTTTTTCAATTTGACTCTTCAGAAATAACTATTTATCTTAGGAGAACAATAATTATTTCTTACACTATTTAATAACTAGGTTTGTCCGGCGATAGACAGCAGTTCAATTCTGCGATGCGGGAAGCGTGGTGAAACAAAGCCAGTCTGAGAGATCAGCCCGTGTGCATGGTTTGCCGATAGCAGGGTTCGACTCCCTGCCAACCTTTCTAACAGAAAACGAGGATAAATCCATGAAGCGTTACCTAGCAAACTACTTCTCAAGCCCAACCATCCAAGAAGTAGAGATCGAAGAGGAGACTGAGCACTCGTTCTGGATTCATGGAAGCAAGATATTCGACTCATTCGCAGAAGCGAAGTCGTTCCTAATTGAGACTTACGGAGATTACGGAGAAAAAATGAAAGTGTACCACAATGACAATAATAAGTTCATCGACATCTTAGCAGTCAAACCAGGAGAAGTATTTTCGTACAACGAGGGAATCTTCATGATGATGGATTACGGAACAGGAGACTCCACAACTGCGGTGAATCTTTCTAGTGGAACCCCAACCGAGTTTGCGGATACCGCAAGAGTCAAAACATTGCCTGATGCGTATTTGACAATCGACTAAACCCCCTGAGAATCACGAAATGGAAATTGGAGTCGTACCTATGGACGAGAATGCAAAGCTAAGGTTCCCAAAAACGAAGGAAGATTACTTTGATCGAATGGAGCACTACTGCAAAGAAGGAAAAATGAGTTACGAAGAGGCTCAACACAATTCGTTCCTCGACATCTACGGAATCGACTTATCCAAAGTTGAGAATCCGAGTGAACTCTTAAAAGCAATTGGAGATGAGAATGGGGAGTATTGACGAAACACCAACAATCACATTCACAAAAGACAATGTTGTTGGAAAACTTTATTATGAAGATGGAAAGTTCCACTTCTCAGGAGATGCGGGTCAGTCTGCAAAGCTGTTCTTAGAAAGTCTGAATAAAGAATGTGAGAATGGAGAGTGGATCACATGTCGATCAGAAGACATCTTCGACATTGCAGAGAGCAGAAGACAGAGAATGAACGATCATCTTTCAAATGCGACAGCAAATCACATGAGGAAAAATGACCTTTGAAGAGTTAGAGGAGAAAATGTACTTTGACGAAATCCCAAACAAAATGAATCTTTCCCGAGCAAAGCGGATTGTCGAACTTGACGAGAGTGAAGAAGAAACTCAGAGGTCGATTGCTGGAATTTGCCATGAAGAGTGGGGCGAAGATGCTTGCTGGGAACCTTGGGACAACCAACTTGCAGGACTTGATCTCATAAGAGTCGCAAAGTGGTTTATTTTTTCAACAACGAGAGAGAAGAACAATGAAAGATGATTTCACAACAAGAGTAGACCCAGTAGGAACAGGAGAACTTCCATATTGCAGACTGTGTGACCGAGAACACCATCCTGATCTTGGTTGTGTTGGAATGAGAACTTTTTTATTGTACTTAGCTGAGAAGTTCGATTGGCCTGAGTGCAGGGAAGAGGAAGAATGAAAAAACGTTTCATGTGGGCAATTCATAATTCTTATGCGAATGTTGGAGATTACGATACGATCTACTTTCGAGAAGATGAGTATCTGAAAGCTGTGAAGTATTTGAGGAAGAACGCAAGGAAGATGAAGAGGAATGGGTATCCGAAACATCGAAGGAATGACGAGCTTATTCTCTCAAAAATCAAAATCTCAGACAGGAGTTATCAGTTTTTCTTCAATCAAGAATACAAAATTATAAAGTGATATGAATATAAAACCGATTTGGGTTGTTGGTCATGCCTGGACGCAACCAGGAGATTATTCTGCTTCTTATTACCGAGAAGAAGACTATTTGAAAGCAGTTGACCATGTGAACCAACATACAAAAGCATTAGTCAAAGCGGGGTATCCGAAGAAACCGCATCACCCTGAACTCATCCTGAGCGTCAAATACGTATCAGAGGGCGACTACGAATTGTATTTCAACAAAGAAAACGAGTTAACGAAGGGGAAAAATGAAAAAAGTATTACGATTACGAAGAAACTACTTACCGAATTGCACAATCGGAGAATTGAGTTACGAAGGAGAATTAGTCGCATACACCGTTGAAAAACCATATGTGTCAAATCTTCCATTCGAGTCTTGTGTTCCTCCAGGAGATTACAGTTTGTATCCGTACAATTCTGCAAGACACCCTAATTGCTTCTATTTGGAAAATCCTATGCTCGGAGTTTCACTGAGTGGGAACACAACTCGAACACATATTCTGATCCATGTTGGGAATTATATTGACGATGTTCAAGGTTGCATTGCACCTGGATTGCGTCTTCATCCTGATTGTTGGGGAGTCTCAAACTCAAGAGATGCAATGAATAAGATTCGAGGAATCGTAAATGCGGATTCTACTGGAATCCCTTGGGCACTGAAAATTGATTGAAAAATTTTGGACCACTTGAAACGAACAGATCAGGAGATTGATAGGAATGAGGAGTGTGAAAGTAAAAACAGTTATTGATGGGATGGGGAATCGCTTTTCTCACAAAGAAATTTACGATTCAAATTACAAATTTGAAACCACAGAAGACTATGAAGTGATTGTTCCATTCCAATCAATTTATCCAATAAAGAGCATCTTCTATTCATTTAGTTTTGATGTTTTGAAAATCAATCGAGGGTACAAGTTTGGTTGTGGAAGAGAAGAATTGATTTGGAATTATGAGAACGAAAGAGCATCCTGCATTCACAATGTGCTGTACCAAATGATACGCACAGGTGAACTACACCCAGTGTTCAAAGACAAAGCGGATCGACTTCTTTCTCAAATCATGATTGAAGACTCAAGACTCAAAAAACAAGTAGTCCGAGAAGACTTAACCGACATCATCGACTTTTTCGATGACCTCCTTTTTGAAACGGATTCAAAGTTCCGGAGAATCGTCATCAAACTGAAGAAAAAGTATTATGAGACTATTCTTTCATTAGAAGTCTCAAATATTGATGCGAAGATTCTCAGAAAAGCGAAATACTACTATGAGACTGCAAAACGTTTTGGAGTTGAACACTGTATCCCATATTCACAAGAGAAAAACACAATGAGATATTCATAAGCGGGCGTTTATAAATAACAATTTGAGGAGAATACCATGAAAACAAGAAGAAATTATGAGCCACATGAATTTGATTTTATTAGAAAATACAAAGAGAATCTCGATAAACAAACGATGGGAGATATTCTCAGGAGAGACAAGAGAGCAATAAACAAGATGGTCAGAATTGTTGAAAACTCTGATTGTGAAGACAACAAAGAGATTGTTAAGAGACTGGAAATTGCAATAAGGAGAATAAGTAAAGAGCATAAAATCCCAATCTATAAGATTTCTGCAAATGTTTCTCATCAAACTGAAATATCCAGGATCATGAAATATGAAACCACTCTAAGTGGGAAAGTCATTGAAGGTCTTACTGTTTTTTATGATGTGAATCCAAACTATCTTCTCAAAGGGGAAGGTGTTCCATTTTATGGAGATGATTTAGAAGTACAGGAGTCAATAGAAGATGAGAAAAACGAAAAACAATCCTTCTCAGAAGTATTCAACGAAATCGCAAAGGAAGTCCACACGATTGCAAAAGCAAAAGGCTGGTGGGAAGAAGACAAAAACGATGGAGAATTGATTGCGTTAATCCATTCTGAAGCATCAGAAGCACTAGAAGCACTCCGGCATGGGAATCCGCCTGATGACAAAATACCTGAGTTCAGTGGAGCAGAAGCAGAACTTGCTGATGTAATCATTCGGATTATGGACATGTCAGATGCCAGAGGCTGGAGAGTTGGCGAAGCAGTGGAGGCAAAAGTCGAATTCAACAAGAGTCGATCCTACAAACATGGCAACAAAAAATTCTGAGGAGGTTGTATGCCGGAATACAGCATTGGGTACGCTTTTGGAGGAGCAGTTGTTCTGAAAGACGGAGTTCTTTTTAGCATAGAAGAGATCATAGACGAGTTGAATGCATACTCTTGTATCAAACAACTTATTTCTGATTTGGACAAATCAATTAATGAGGATGAAAAATGAATATCAAAGAGAGAATGAAATACTTGGGAATAAGACAAGCAGAACTGTCTTCAAAATGCGGGGTTTCACAACAGAAAATTTCGTATATACTTGATGAGAAACTAGTCAGTCGAGTTGTTAATACTGCAACAGAGATGATTCGATTGAAGACTCAAGAAATCAAGAACCAGCCCGAAGAATCAAAATGAAAGAATATTCTGCTGAGTATTACAAAGGGGTTAACGAGGAACGGAAAACTAGGTTCCTCCTTCTTCACAACAATAAAAAAATGATTGCTAGCTCCAAAGCTTATTATGAAGAAAAACCGATGGAGTTCATCAAGCATTGGGGTGTGACTTATGATCCTCGTAATGCTGGAAGTGGGAAACCAACAATGATGCCTTTTTGCCTGTTCCCAAGGCAAGAGGTATTCATTGACTTCATGTATCAATGTTTTCTTGACCAGGAGAATGGTGCAATTGAGAAGTGTCGTGACTTTGGTGCAACATGGTGTGCTTGCAACTTCGCACTGTGGTTGTGGTTCTTTCATGAAGGTTCTTCCATCGGTTTTGGCTCAAGAAAAGAACAATTGGTTGATCGAATTGCTGATCCAGATAGTATCTTTGAGAAAATGAGAATGATCTTGAAGAACCTCCCATCCTTCTACAAACCTGATGGTTTTAATCAAGAAAAGCACACGCCATACATGCGGATAATCAATCCTGAGAATGGTGCTACAATTGTTGGAGAGTCCGGTGACAGTATTGGTCGTGGAGGTCGAACATCAATATACTTCAAGGATGAAGCGCAACCATTGTATTCAAAGTTGCTGACAAGAGATGGTTGGATAACAATGGCAGATGCAAAGGTTGGAATCTCTGTGATCGGGTCAGATGGGAAAGAAACAAAGATCATCCAAGTGAAAGATTTCAAAGATCGGAACATCTATGAGATTGGATTTACGGATGGAACCACTGTCGAGTGTAGTGAGAATCACCTTTGGACTGTAGAAGATGTCATGAGTGGATTCAAAGAAAAAACCATCAATACAAAGTTGATTTCAGAAGGATATTTCACAACTTTATTTCGATATAAAGTCCCAAAATTCAACCCACACACATCCATGAATGTTGGGGATAATAGATTGAATTTTAGTAAGGTTGTTGGATCAGTCAAAAAGATTAAGACTGGTGATGTTCGATGTATCACTGTTGAGAATGAAGATGGTCTTTATGTTACCGACAACTTTACAGTGACCCACAACTCTGCCTTCTATGACCGCCCTGAGCGTATTGAAGCATCCCTTGGTGACAATACAAATGTGCAGATTGACATCTCATCTGTGAATGGTCCTACCACAGTTTTCCAAAGAAAGATTGAGTCTGGAGAGATATGGGAAAAGGGTAAGAAGATGGAGCGTGGAGCAACAAGAGTATTCATACTCGACTGGAAGGACCACCCGTTTAAGGATCAAGCATGGTATGACGCAAGACGAGCAAAAGCTGAGAGAGAAGGTCTGCTCCATGTGTTCGCATCAGAAGTGGATCGTGATCCGAGTTCAGCAGTAGAAGGAACTTTGATCCCTTCTGATTGGGTAAAGTCCTCTGTAGATGCCCACATCAAATTGAATTTTGAAGATGATGGAATGGTAATCTCCGCATTTGACGTTGCAGATGAGGGGAAAGATAAACACGCATTGGCAACTCGGAAAGGGATCGTTTTGAAGAGGTGTGAAGAGTGGTACACTGGAGACACAGGTGAGGCTACTAGAAAAGCACTTTTCCATTGTCGGCAAGATAAATCTACAAGTCTCCAGTATGATTGCATTGGAGTTGGAGCAGGAGCAAAAGCTGAGATCAATCGACTAACGAAGACTAACGTTATAGATAAGCGGTTATTGATTACTCCTTGGAATGCGTCTGCAGCAGCACTTTTTCCAAATGCGAACGTGGTCCCAGGGGATCGTCAAACTCCAAAGAACAAAGATTTCTATGGGAATGTAAAAGCACAAGGATGGTGGAATCTAAGAACAAGGTTTGAGAAGACACACAATTCTGTTGTGAATGGAGTCGATTATCCGGAAGATGAGTTGATTAGTATTTCGTCAAAGGTGACTGACATTCACAAGATTGTGAAAGAGTTGTCTCAGCCAACATATACTACGAATTCTAAGGGGAAAATGATTGTAGACAAGACCCCTGATGGATCGAAATCTCCAAATAGGGCTGATGCTATTATGATGTGTTTTTGGCCTGTTGTTGCAAGGAGAGTTGTTATTTGATGTGGATTGGAAGAGTAGTTGTTCAAGCTACTCTCCCGAGCCTCGGATTAGTCTTCCTTCAAGTCCAACCCAGTACCATAATTCATCCTGATCCCAAATGAAATACGATCATTCCAAGTTAGCGGTCTGGATATTTTTGTCAAGATTGTTTTTGGTGGGAAGATGGGAGGCTAGTTCCAGGAGAGGTATGGGTGATACGTGACTGAAACGTGATGCCTCCACAATCCAGGGAGAGTATAAAAATATAACAGGATGTTTTTAATTTTCAACTTTTATTTCTTCACAAGAAGATCATTCAATTCCCGTTTGTCAATTAGAGTTTTCCCTCCAATTTTATAAGTCGATAAAGACCCCTTACAAAGCATACTTCTCACAGTTTGCTCTTTCATGTGAGCAAGTTTTGACGCATCTTTCACACTGACTAAAAATTCACTGACTTCATCTAGTGGTAATTTCTCATCAATTTCCATGTTCCTCCACAAAGCAATAAAATAAATAGTCTCCCACAATAAATAGATATAAGTCAATATATTTATCTATATGTAATTGAAAAAGCCATTTTTAACTTTATTTTTTGTTATTTACAATGACTTGTCTTGGTGATACCGTTTTATTAAGATACTGATTTCTTCAATCTTTTAGTCTTCCCACAATACGGCAATTTAGAATGTTCTCATTGAACCCCTATAAGTGGTTACAAAGTAAGGATGGTCCCGTAGAGGACGATATTGAATCAAAAGGAATATCCATTGATCCAGACTCTTTTTTAGCATATGCACTTGGTGCAAATGGCTCATCCATTTCTGCAGGAATGGCAGCACATTTCTATCGGAACACTTCATCAGTTGCAACCGCAGTTGATATGATTGCAGAGGCAATTGAACAGATAGAACCTGTCATCGAAATGCCTGATGGATCATTTGTGAACGATCATAAAATCATTGATCTATTGAGGAAACCAAACGGATTTGCATCCTGGAATGGATTTATTGGTCAGGTTGCAAGAAACTGGTTGCTGAAACACGATAGTTTGATCTCTGCAACAGGAAATGTGAAGAGAGAACCCATTGAAATATGGCCTGTATCTCTCCAGAACATTTCAATTATGCAAGGTTCTGATGAATATCCGAACAACTATCTAGTCTCAACAGGACCAGTCAAAGGTAATTTCATCCGCTTTGACAAAGATAGAAAGATTGGAACAAAGTTCTACGATGGAAAATTGAAAGAGCTTTACCATATAAAAGGATACTCATCCAGAGTTGCACAGACTGAAGCAGATTCTCCTCTTCAAGCTGCAGCAAATGAAGCACGACAGATTATTCAAGGAAAAACACACAATCTCCAATTGTTGAAAAACGGAGGAAGACTTTCTCTGCTTGTTGCCTTCAAAGACGAAGGTGGGCAAGTCAATGATGATGAGCATCGAGAACGAATACAAAAACTGAACGAACAGTTCGGAGGACCATCAAATGCAGGAAAGATTGGTGTGATTTCCAATGCGGATATAGATCAAATCCGTGACATGAATATCAATAATAAAGATATGGATTATGGCAACCTCGAAAAAATGGCTGCCCTTTCCATCTACCTTAGATACAAAATCCCATTAGCATTAGTCACAACAGATGCGAGTACATTCAATAATTTGGAAACGGGTGTCGAACTACTTTACGACAACGCCGTACTGCCAACGCTTGACACTCTGTTTTCTGGTCTTTCTTTCTTTTTGCTACATCGTTTTGGTCTTGATCCTCTTCGCTACAGGCTCACATATAATCCTGAGTCGATCAAACCACTGAAGCGAAGAATGTTAGATGAAGTGAAAACAAGGCGAGATATTGGTGTTGAAACAATAAATGAATTACGATCTCTTCTTCCAAAAAGAGAACCTGTTCAAGATGGGGATACTCTGTATCAACCTGTCAATTATATTCCTGTTGGGCAAGATATTTTCACAGATGATAATAATGATACCTAATGGAAGATACAGCAGTACAACAAGTTGATTCAGACACAAAAGAGAAGATAAGACTCGAATTGGTCTTATACAAAGAAGTGGCGACTCTTGTAAATAAGATTGCCAAGGCAAATGCGAAATCAATAACAGAAACTGGACTTCCAATCTCAAGTAATGTTTTTTTAAGAGATTGGATCGCATTGTTGAAAAATCATTACAAAAGAGTGAGCGAATCTTTTTTTGGGAATATCGAGTTGGATACGATTGACTCTGATGACAACGAGTTGTCTGAATCAGAGGAGGGAGATGTTCTTATCGCTTTAGACCAGTGGGGGAACAATAAGTCAGAAATAAATGCTGGAATCATTACGAACACAACTCAAGAGCAGATGAATCAGGCGTTAGAAGACGCAAAACGTGTTCTGATGCAACAAGATCAATCACTAGACAACAGAACAATTGCAATGACCGCAACCTTGTTTTTCCTGAAGAAGCGGGAATCAAGGTCAAAATTGATTGCTCTTGTTGAAACCCAGTCTGCAGCAGAAACAACAAAACTTTTTGAATCAGTTGCTTTGTCTGGAGAAAACCCAACTCTCCTCTTGGGTCCAAGCAGAGCAACACTAAAAACAAAGACAATAAAAAAATGGCACACCGTTGGGGATGATCGTGTTCGACCCCACCACTCAGAAGCGGAAGGCAAAACAAAAACTTTAGGAGAACCTTTTACTGTTGGTGGTGAAAAATTAATGTTCCCAGGTGATGCTAGTTTAGGAGCAACCGCAGGAAATTTGATGAATTGCAGATGCTCATTGACTTATAAAATTGAAAGAGTGAGAACTCCATGAAAAAAGAATTCAAAGCATTCAAATTTGAAACAAAAACCTTTCGTGAAGATGATGAGTATTTCTTTTTTGAAGGGTATCTTTCAACGTTTGATAATGTTGATCGAGGAGATGATGTTGTTGATCGTGGAGCATTCACAGAATCATTAAAAGAACACAATCCATCTCTGTTCTGGAGTCATGACGCAGATGAACCTCTTGGAGTTTTCGAGGATGCATATGAAGACCACAATGGTCTTTATGTAAAAGGGAAAATGCCAAAGGCAGACACTTTGGTTAGTGGTCGAATCATCCCACAGATGAAAGTTGGATCAATTAGAAGCATGTCCATCGGGTATTCAGTAAAGAATCGAGAAGATTCAAATTACGATGAAAAAGGAATCAGACATTTGAAAAAAGTTTTCCTTTGGGAAGGATCATTGGTCACAATTCCAATGAACGCAAAAGCTGAAGTCTTGAAGTCTATGAATCAAGAAAAAGAACCTGAGAAGAAAACCGATTTACCAATCGCATCAAGAAATACCGATTGGGAAAAAGAATCTGCAGTAGAAAGGATAAAGGAATGGGCAGGAATTCATAACGAAGACTCCATTCCTGATCCTGAATCACAAAAGAAATATGAAAAAGCTTTTGTTTGGATTGATCGTGAAGATGATGACTTGGTTAGCTCTTACAAGATGCCAATTGCTGACATTGTGGATGGGGAATTGACAATCATTCCAAGAGCAATCTTCTCACTTGCTGGTGCATTGAAAGGTGCGAGGTATGGAGTTGATATTCCAACAGAAGACATCCCAAAAGCAATAGAAGTTGTGAAGAAACATTATGAAAAGATGGGGATGCAAAGCCCTTTTGATGACTCCAAAGCATTCAAAATTGACGATTTTTCTGCTCTCGAAGAACGAGTGTTTGAAAAACTGTTGTGTCAAGGAGCAAGATTCAGTAGAAAAAATGCAAAAACATTAATTTCATTTATCAAATCGAGTATCAAAGCTAGTGAATCCGTTGACGGTGAAACTACGAATCAGAGTGATTCTGATAACGATTTGGAATGGGGTGAGGTTTTTGAATCAATCAAAGGAATTAACTTAAATATGGAGAACAAAAATGCCTGAAGTTACACCTAACGAAGTAAAAGAAGCAGTTGACCATTTGCGGAAGTCCGTTGAAAAGTATGGTCAAGAATCTTCTGAGTACAAAGAGTCTATTGATAAGACTGAAAAAGCTCTCGAAGAAAACGAGAAGAAAAACGAAGAAATTGTTGCAAAGCAAATGGAGTCCGACAGAAAAGCTTTGGATTTGGAAGATCGAATCAAAGACTTTGAAGTTGAATTGGCAAAAGGTGCTTCCAAAGATATTGACCACAAGCAAAGCACAGAGTACAAGGCGATTGAAAATCTAGTTAAGTTTGGCTTGTCTGGTGTTGAAGATTCTGAAGCAAAGACTCTCCGTATGGATAGTGGAGTTGCTGGTGGTTACTTGACCACAACTGAAATGGACAATGTTCTAATCAAGTCCATCACTGAGATTTCCGGAGTTCGTCAAGTTTCTCGGGTCAAGAGTACATCAAGCAAAACTTTGGAAGTTCCAAAGCGAACAGGAATCCCAACTGCAACTTACGAAGGTGAGGCTGCTGCAGGTTCCGATTCCGAAAGTACATACGGAAATGAGCAGTTGACTGCATATCGTCAAACTGTAACTGTTCCTTATACAATTGATTTGCTCAATGATTCTCAATTTGATCTTGAAAACGAGATCAGAAACGACGTTGCAGAAGCATTTGCATATGGCGAAGGAAACAAATTCGTTCTTGGAACAGGCGCAAAGCAACCTGAAGGATTTTTGGTCAATGCTGCAGTAATCGCAGGACAATCCACATCCGCTACATCTGGTACTGTTGTTTTTGATGACATTCTGGCTTTGACTGGAACATTGAAAGCCGGATACAATCCAATTTTTGGTTTCAATCGTCAAACCCTCGCATACTTGCGAACATTGAAAGATGGTGCAGGTGCTTATGTTTGGCAACCAGGAAACGGTGGTCTTCCGAACTTGATTGCAGGAGAGCGTTATGCAATCTTCCAAGATATGCCAAGTATCACCAACAGTTCATTGTCTATTGTTTATGGTGATTTCCTACGAGGATACTTGATTACTGACCGCACAGGAATGGTTGTTGTTCGAGATGAGTATGCAAAGAAGCGTCAAGCAATTGTTGAAGTGACATACCATCGTTGGAACACTGGACAAGTTGTTCTTGACGAAGCGATCACCGTCTTGAAGACAAAAGCGTAATCAATTTTATCCATAATTTGTCGGGGGTGATTCCCTGACACCAAATTCTAAGGAAAGAGGGAAAATGAACGTAAATGACCTACATCACTCCAGTGAGTCTGTGCTTGCAATGGAATCTCAGACCATTTCAACTGACACCACTACTGTTGGTGAAATTATTGACACCGCAGGATACGAAGCTCTTGAGATTTTGACAATCTCTGGAACCATCACCGATGGTGCATATGCCATGCTGTTAGAAGAAGGCGATAACTCTGCTTTGTCTGACGCTGCAACTGTTGCATCTGCAGAAACTTTGGGTGATTGTTCTTATGCTTTGGCAGATGATGACACTCCAAAACGTGTTGGCTATATCGGAAAGAAACGATACGTCCGATTGTCTTTTGTTTCTACTTCAACATCAAGTGGTGGAACACTCTTCGGAGCTTTGGCTTTGCTTTCCAATGCAATGCATCAGCCTACCGCAGATCAGTAACAGTATATTGGGGTGGATTCATTCCACCTCAATTACTAAAATAAAAAGGGATCATGGCAGTAAAAATATTGAAAACTGGAACCTATGCTTTTTTTCCTCCATATGAACCACAGGTGGCTTTCTCCGAAGGGCAAATTGTAAACGACCTTCCAGAAGACAAAGAAAAGCAATTGATTGCCGATAACTGGGCGGAATCAGTAGATGGACAGATCAAAGTTGATGCTCCAAAAGAACTACATGAGCAACCAAAAGAACTCACAGAAGAAGTAGTGGACATTGCCGATTTTTTGACAGATTTGGCTTTGAGTTTTGAGTTTGAGTCTGAACAAAAAACTGCTTTGCAAGACTGGGGTG